ATAGCTAAAGGCTTAGTTAAAGTTGTTGTGCGCCAACCCAATGCCTCTGTGGCTTCAGCGTGGCGTTGGTTTAATCTACGTTGTCTATAAAGATTAATATAATTAGCTTTATTTAAAGCAGTTAAAGTTGTTAAACCGTGGTTATTTGATTCAACACCAATTAAAGCTTCGTTATAAAAGAAACCCAATGCATAAAGAACTTCTTCGCCAAACTTGTCTGGGTCAATATGACCATGCCAATGGGCAACTATAAGACCAGACTTAGCATCAATAACATGAGCGGTAGAATAGTCACCCCTAGCCAGTCCTTCGGCCACGTCAGCTCCAATAGCATAAACACCTCCTGCTTGTGGTGTTTGCCATACGGAGAGCGGTCCACCGGAGGACTCAAACATATAAGAGTTTCGAACATCAGAGAGTTTTTTATTAAAACCTTTCTTAGGGGTTGTTGTAATAAATCTATTTAAAGCATCAATATCAAATACTGGTCTGCCTGAACGAATAAAGGCTTCTTCTGGATTTGATGGGTATTCCTGGTGTAACTGCCATATTGGTAGTTCTGCGGCTTGCGCGTCATACCAGGCTTGGTCACGACCTGATGCCGACCATGGAAAGAAGATTCCACGGAAACGATTAGTTCCAGTTTGCGAACCATGCCACAAGTTAAAGAATATATTACCTTCACCCTTAGCAGTAGATAGACAGATTACACGACCACCTACGTCTGCAATTGGCTCTATTGATGCCCAGGCTTCCTCAGGATTAGGCAAGAACGCCATCTCGTCGATTATAGCCAGATACACCGATTCACCTCTAGCAGGCTCGTTAGCTGATGGCATTGATTCAATTACAGAGTCATTACTAAAGGACATCTTAAGAACGTTATTTTGTAATAGTTCAGGACCAGACAATCTCATCCAGTCAGGTATAAATTTATAAATATACTTAGCCTTTTGTAAAAGCTTTGTAGCTTCACGTTCAGTCTTTGAAAGCATAACCACAAATCTATCTGGCCAGAAGAAAGTAATCCAAAAGGCATACGCTGCAGCCAGTGTGGAGAATCCAATCTGACGTGCCTTTAATACTATTGTATATCTATCACTTAACCATGCTTTAACAGTTTCTTTTTGCGCGTCCCTTAAAACAAAAGCAATACGTCCTTGGTTAGGGTGTTTAATATAAGCATAGTTTTCACAGAAGAAAGCAAATGCTTCTGCTAGTTCTGCTGGTGTTGCGTTCTCTGGCCCACGGCACTTACGAAAGTTCCACTCATTAAGTAAACTATTTAGTTCCACGCCAAAATTCCAATCCTGAATAACGTTGTATTGTTTCCGGCAAGAACACATCTTCTGGTTTGCGTGATTTCTTTTCTAACTTTGGTCTTACTTTGTGTAGATTCTTAATCCCTGTAAGACTGTTTTCAGAGATACCTGAGCTGTCTTCAATATTTTCAAATTCATGATTGTATTTCTTAATTTCCAAGAAGTCATATATTTTATTAATCTCTTTCTCTGGGTTGTTTATAAAATTATCATATTCAACAAAATGAAACATATGTCTATATTCTGGATTCATTGCATGTTTCATATTGTTTAAGCATCTCATTATATCATTACCAAACTTCATTAGCCAATCTGCTCTGCGGTCAGCCATTGGTTTATCTGGAAATGTTTCTAATAAAACTTCTTTATCCATTAAAGCATTTTGCTGTGAATCAGGATGAGCATTGATGATTGTGTCAAATGAAACTAAAATATCAAGTATATCTCTTACTGGACATATTATTTTAATATTTTGATTTATATAACGATAAGCTACTTCTACGCCATTGGCTGATGTCCAATTAAGGTTCTTGTCAATAATGTAGTTAGCTTGTTTATCATAATAAAAGTTATGTGGTATTGCGGCAATTGCATTAGATATTGCGTTGCCTCTGTCATAATCTTTATGTTCAAATGAATCAAATGTTTGTGTAGCATTAATCATCATTTGTAACATTGGACTTGCCGGCGAAACCCACAAGTCTGGATTTTGATTTAATATTGAACTAAGTACTGTTGCACCTGAGCGTTGAAGCCCAGCCAAAAAAAAGAATTCCTTCATATTATTTCCTTCGTTATTTAATTATGCGTTTGTTGCCATTACATACCAGTCGGTACCATCATACACTATTGTAGCAAATGTTCCTGCAACAGCTTTACAAATGTCTGTTTGTGCTGCGCCGCCTGTATGGGCATAAACGTTGCTTGATGCAGACACAATCTTATGGTTGGCCCAGTTGTTAAATGTAATTGCGCGACCAATGTATTCTGAACCTGATGGTAAAGTGACTACAATTGCTGAGCCTGATTTATTATTAATAATCCAGTTTTCAGTATCAGCTACAGTGAAGTCTGCAGTCTTTGTTACTGGTGCAGTTGATGCATAGTATTCAGAAACTTTAGCATAACCAGTTACTGATGCGCGGTTTGTATCAATGTCAAATCCAACACCAGGAACTCTAAAGTTTGTAACTGAAGCGTTACCTAATGTTATTTGATTAGATACAGATGCAGATGTTGCTGCTGCGTTATAACCAAGGATAATATTATTAGAACCAGTTGTTAAGTTATTGGTTCCGCTGTTTCCAGAGTTATAACCAATTGCTACGTTATTAGAACCACTAGAGATATTATATCCAGCGTTATAACCAAGTGTTGTGTTTCCAGCACCAGCTTGATTATCCCATGATGAGTAAGCACCTATTGCAGTGTTGTAATTTCCGCTACTTCCACTAAAGTAATAAGTATTACCTGAATCCCATCTTGATAATGCGGCGAATCCAATTGCGGTGTTACCGTTACCAGCAGTGGAGTTATAATATGACCATACACCAACTGCTACGTTTTCATTACCAGTTGCATTGCAATAACCTGCAACGCTTCCAATACCTACGTTTCTAATTCCATTACTTAAACCTAATGCATAGCGACCAATTGCTAAGCTTCTTTCAGCAGTTGTTGCATAAGCCATTGCATAATAACCAACAGCCATGTTTCTTTCGCCAGTTGTTAAAGCTTTTAATGCTCCAGTACCAATTGCAAAGTTAGCTAAAACACCAGTTGTAGATAATGTTGAATTAAGCAATGCATTATTACCAATGGCAAAGTTTTGACTAGAATTTGTAATTTTCTGTAATGCAGTAGAGCCAATTGCAAAGTTATTAGTGCCAGTAGTTAAATCTTTTAATGCACCAGTACCAATAGCAAGGTTATTGCTACCAGTTGTAGTATCTTCTAGTGCAGTTCCTCCTATTGCAACGTTATTAAAACCAGTAGTATTATATCGCAATGCAGAGTTTCCAACTGCAACGTTGTTATTACCACTTGTATTAGTAAACAATGCAGCGTTACCAATTGCTAAGTTATTTTCTCCACCAATTGCTTCTTGCATTGCTCCAACACCAATAGCAACGTTAAAGTTAGGCGTTGCAGCATCAGAAAATGCCTGGTTACCAATTGCTATGTTGTTGCCTCCAGTAGTAAGACTTTCTCCTGCACCAGCACCAAAAAGTGAGTTATTATTTCCAGTTGTAATTAATAATCCAGAACTAGAACCAACTACTGTATTACCATCACCAGTAGTTACATCACGTAATGCATTAGCACCGATAGCAGTATTAAATTGTGCACCAGTCGGTCCTGTTGGACCAAAGGTTTGATTACCAGCAGCAACACCAAGTGCAGTGCTAAAGTTTGGTGAACCATTAGTGTATACGTTGCTGATTCCTGGACCTGTGGCACCTGTCGGACCTGTCGGACCCGTAACACCAGCTGCGCCAGTCGGGCCCGTAGGACCTGTAGGACCCGTAGAACCAACATCACCCGTAGGGCCTGTCGGTCCCGTTACAGTAGAAGCGTCACCTGTCGGGCCTGTAGGTCCCGTAGCACCTACTGCGCCAGTAGGGCCTGTCGGGCCCGTTACGGTAGAAGCTGCACCTGTAGCACCCGTCGGTCCTGTAACAGTAGAAGCTGCGCCTGTGGCACCTGTCGGTCCTGTCGGTCCTGTCGGACCAGTAGGGCCTACAAAACTAAAAGCTAAAGTTAGTGAACTGTTGTCAGCAAAAGCTGCACCAGTTGAAGAAACAAGAGTTAAACCAGTTATATCTAAATAACCACTTTGTTGTGTGTAACCCGTTAATCTCCATG